TTAGCTAAGGTTTGGGATGAAACTGGCAACTGTCTTAATACAGACATCGTTGCCGCAGGCCTTGCAAGGGAATACTATGGTGTGGGTGATAAAACCTGGGCGGAATTCAAAAAGAACAGTTAGTGCAAACTTTTCTGCCCTTTTCAGGTTGACTTTTCCTGATTGGGTCGATATAATATTTATCTGTAATTAACCACTTCAATCATAAAGGAAAAAATATGTCAGATAATAAGTTCAACTACTTCGAAGTTACAACTTCGCTTCTTGTTAAGGCGAAGAATAAGTCAGAAGCAGAGAAGGTTGCTCTTGGACGTAAAAACGTTAAGGGTGAAATTCTTTCCAGCAACACAGACGTAGAAAGAATTTCTGCGATAGACGTTAGGGAAATGCTCGAAATTTAGTAGCTGTTCATCTGAGGGAGAATGCTGTTGGTGTGATCAGCATTCTCCCTCACTCTTTTTATGGGAAAACTTTATGAATACAAAACTTTATGCTCAAATAGTTGGCAGAAATGAACAAAATAGAGCCCTAGAAGACGTTCTGCGCAGACTATCTAATCAGGTGGATCAAATTATATTTACCGATGATTGTTCTGATGACGATACGTTTTCTATTGCTAAAAAATATTGCCTTACATATCAAACTCCAGAACCCCTTTTTTCAAAACACGAAGGACAGCTTCGTGCCTATGCTTGGGGCAATCTTTCACAGCATGCGCAAGTTGGTGACTGGGTTATAGCTATTGACTGTGACGAAATGCTGTATAGAAAAGATGATCTTTCTTCTTTAAATATTAAAGAAGTTTTAAATAAGTCTGAATTTGATGTAGTAAACGTAAAATTTTATCATATGTGGAATGAGCTGCAATATAGGCAAGATAAACTGTGGGCTCCAAATAATAGTTCAAGAATCTTTAGATTTAGAGAAAATGGTGGATTTTTGAATAAGAAACTTGCCTGTGGATCAGAACCCTCTTACGTTATGGATTGGATAAGGCAAAGAAACTATTGGGTAAATTCTGGTTTGATAATGAAACATTTAGGATATCAAAAAGACGAAGATAAACTTTTTAAGTATGAAAGATACTCAACCTTAGATAAAGGTGAATTCCATAATATAAAACATATAGAATCAATAATGGATAAAAATCCAACATTAATTAGTTGGGGAAACTTTGGAGTATGATATGAAAAATAAAATTAAAATAACAGGTCAAACGCAAACAATTCAAACCCTAACAAAAAAAATGTCGGGTAGAAATCGATATGCGTTTGTGTCTTTTCCAAAGACGGCATTACTGGCGTTATCTTCACCGAATAACGGTGTCTTAACAAGTGATTTTGTAGAACAAATACAAAAATCATTTTCAATTCAAGACTCAGCCTACATGAGGGCAATACCTTCATCGTTTGTGTATTCTGCGGAAAAAGAAGAGGAATTAGATTTGTCTTTTTTAAAGGACGATTCAGTTTTTTTTAATTCTTCTACATTAGAAAACTATTACCATTCTAACGAAATTGTTTTTAATTCATTTATTGAGTTTTATATTAAAAATACACCATTTATTATAGTTTCATTTAATGATAAAAAATACATAAGTAAATTACTTAGCTTTCCAACAGCATATATACATGTACCATACAACAATTATGAAAATAAGCTTGATGAAATATGCACTTCTATAGATAAAGTTAAAAATGAGAGTACTATGGTTGTATTAGATTGTCCGGTTTTATCATCTGGTTTAGCTAATAAAATCTGGGATAGATTTGATTTGTCTATTTTAGATCTAGGAAAAATAATAAGTTTTTCAAAAACAAAGTCTTTAGATAAAGTAAAATTTAATGACAAAAAAACATATAAAAATTGATAAAGAGGATGATCTTTTTCTTATAGATTTACTTTTTGATTCAGATTTTACGTTATCTGAAATAGCAAAAGAAATTAATTTGTCTTATAAAGACCTTAATAAAAAAATATCTTCTCTCGGACTTAACTGGATAAAAGAGCAGAAAAAGAAATCATCTAGAGGCCAGTCTGCTTTGACTCTCGTGATGAAAAAACTTTTACCCGGGCATAAAGTAGTTAATGAGTATCACATTGGAGACAGGCTTAAGCTTGACGTATATTGTCCTGCATATAAAATAGCGGCGGAGTTTCATGGTAGACAGCACTTTTATTACACTCAAAGATTTTATCAATCAAAAGATGACTTTGATCAAGCGCTAGAAAGAGATCAAAAGAAATTGAAGAAGTGTGAAGAACTCGGAATAGTTCTAATTGTTTTCAGGTATAATGATCTACTGACTGAACAGGCAGTATATGATAGAATACTACAGGCGATACGCAACGCTAAGCCCGAAATAGGGCAGGGTCCTAAAAAGAAAAGCTTAAAAGATAATCAATATTATCAACAACAAAAGAAGAAGTATAATAAAAGAAAAAAGGATTTGTATAAAAAAATGAAAAACAAGAAGAGCTATCATGACAGATAGTCCGGGCACGCAAGTCATCAGCGATGTGTATCCGATTGAATACCAAATATTTGCGCTATCTTTTAGGCAGCCGGGAGCAATATCCTTTTTCAAAAACAACCTACACACAGACATGGTTGGTTTACTTGAAGGCCAAAATGGAATAAATGAATTCTATAAGTCTCTGATTTCCTATTCAACATCTACTGAGTTGGATATTGTGGATCCAGTTGCATTTCAAACCTGGATGCAGACAGAAAGTGATTTATATGAAGCGCTGAATGGCCAGCATGGCGTAGATTTAATAATGAATGCTCTGAATAAAATGGAGCTTTCTACTCCAGAAGCAGTTACAAAAGTTATAAAGCATAAGTATAATAAGATTAAACAAAAAAATCTATTAAAAGAATTGGAGTTTATCTTAAGTCAAAAAGGACTTAAGTCTGAAGAAGACTTGTCTAAAATGACATCTTTAGCTATAGAAATAACAACTTTAGAAAATCAAATAAATTATAATCCGTATGACGGCGTGGTAACGGCCAAGGAAATTATAGAAAAAATAGATTCCCTATTAGATACTCCCGATTTCCTACCAACGCAATATAAATCCCTCAATAGGGCCATGGGATATACTAATGATGGAGGTTTTTATAGGGGATCTGTACACGCAATTATTGCGGCATCGGGTAAGGGTAAGAGCACATTTGCCAAGTGCCTCGTAAATAATTGGCTAGATAATGGTTATAAAACTTTGTATATTAATTTTGAAGAAGCTAGAAGCCATTGGGAAAAAATACTAATGACACAAGTAATAGGCAGAAATGTTTATGCAGAGGTCAGTAATTGGAATGAGGAAGATAAGAAAAAATATATGTCCCTATTTATGAATAGGCTTATGCAGTGGGGTGATCGTCTTATGGTTAAGCATGATCCAGATACTCCATATTTTGAAGACCTTGAAAAATGGCTCAGAGAGATCCTTCTGCAGAATGAAGATATTCCAGATGTTATTGTGATAGACACCATACAGTCTATGTTTACTAGATCAAAGGGGAAAGCTAGATGGGGTGAGTTTGAGGAAATGATGGTGCGTTTAGAAAAACTTGCAAGAGATATGAATTGTGTACTTATAATTACGGCTCAAGAAAACTCTAATAGAATGAAAGAAAGAAGAGAAGTCGTAATGCAGTCAGATACTGGTGGATCTTTGGCTATCCAGCAGAAGTGCGCAGTGACCATATTTATTACAGAGAAAAAGCTTATCAGCGGAGATGATTCTGAAGATGAGAATATTATGCAGCTTCAAATTCCAAAGAATAGAATAACGGGTTCTACCTTTTCCTATGAACCACCACTTGTAAGATATGTAGATTCTAAAAAAACATATGAAGAATACGAGATGGTTACTTCGACATCTTATGATGCCTCATCCATATTGGATGATCTATTAAATAATGGAGACTTTTTATAATGAAACTAATTAATACACAATCCGTTAAGGATTATCAAACATGTGCCCTACTGTATAAATACAGGCATGAAGATAACTTATCAGAAAAAATTCAAGCTAGAGATTTTATTTCTGAAAGATTTGAAAACACTATAAAAGAAATTATTTATTATTTTTTCTATAAAAAACAAGGAGGATATGCTCCTTCGTACGCGTCTTTGTTAAATAGATGGGAGAAGCTTTGGTTTTCTTCTGATGTTTCTGATTATGATATTATTACCGAAAAGCACGAAAGTGCTTACGGGAACAACGCCAGCTTAACGACGAAAGCGGCCGCTCTACTTCTTTCTTTTCACAAAAACTTTAGTCATCAAGACTATATACCCATATCTATCAACGATGAATGCGTCGTTCCTCTTGGAAAGAGAGTCAAAATTAAATATCTTTTTGATGTTATTTTGGCAAAAAATAAAAAATATTACGTAATTAAATTTTTGTTTAACTATAAAGATAGTCATCAAAACATGTATGAAGTAGACTTTGCTGCTATGAAACATGCTTATTCTTTTAAAAATCCTACTAAAGTTCAACAAACAAAATTTGGCTATATCGATTTTGCCCAACCAAAAATATCTTTTGAAGAGTTTCAGATACAAGAAGAAGATATTATGGCACTAGAATTTTGGGCAGATCAAATAGTCGATGAGCAGTCGTTTGTCCCAAGAAGAGGTCTTACTTGGTACTGTAAAAAATGCCCGTTTGATAAGCCCTGCTCAAAGTGGAAGGAGTGGAAAAATGTCAAAAAGACGTGAAAAGGGGAGACTTGGAATTCTATTTACAAATGAATTAACTTATAAAATAAACTATATGAGTAATTTAACTGGTTTTTTTGACCCAGCTAAATTTATTTATTATCTTGTAGATAAAGAATATGAATCTTTAGCAAATAAATACGGTTCTCGTTTTGATGGAGATAAAGAATGAAGAAGTCTATATTAGATAAGCTTCTGGATGAAGATGTTTTCTTAAAAGAAAATAAAGAAGAGGATAAAATTCTTTCTCCTCTCTTACAAGAAATTAACCTAATCTCATCAGTTCATATCAAAAATTTTGTTAGATCTGTTCTTTTAAAGTGTGAAGCTTTTTGGATTATTCCTTCTAGTTTTTCTAAAAAGTATCATCCCATTGATGAACACAATCAGGGAGGAAATGTTATTCATACGCAAAGGGCGGTTCGAGCTGCAAAAATTTTGTGCGCATCATATGGCCTGGAAGTGGAAGAAAGCGATCTAGTCTATGCCGCACTGTTGCTGCATGATATAACCAAAGGCGTGAAAAGAGATGGCGACACTTCATATGTCTACGACTCGTTTCATCCGTATACTGTAGAAAAGTTTGTTGCGTGGTGTATTGAGGAAGATAAAAAATACTCTTCAGAAGCCTCTTCTGCAACTCTATATATTGATGATAAAACAGTTCAAGATATAATGAGGCTTATTAGGTGCCATCTTGGCCCATGGTCTCCCGTTCCAGAAACAATACCCGGAACTCATTTGGAAATGATAGTTCACCTCGCAGACAATATATCCTCAAAACTGCACACTATAGTTGACGGAGAAGCTATAATTGAGCATAGGTGGAAACCAGATGACAAGCAAACAAGTTAATGTTCTTCAAAAAAGACTTTCGTTGTTAAATTCTTTAGAAAACTATATTAACGAATCTATCTACTATAGATCCTACAATAAAGAAATGAACTCAAATTCTAAATACATTGTATGGAACTATAATCAGGAGTCTGGAAAGGTTTCGTTAAAGTGAGACTTCCTAGTGACAAAACAAAGTTTTTAAATCAATGGAAATATGTAGAAGTTGCAAGGTACGTTCCTTCTTTGGACAGAGTTATAAGAGATAAGGTTGGTGACAATCCGTTATTTTATGACATAGATAATATACGTGAGTATAAAAATCTGCATAACAATACTGGCTTATATACTTCTGTATGGCATTATAACGCAAGAGACATTGACAAGTGCGTTAGGTTGGGATCGTTATATTTTGACCTAGATAACGAAGATATTACCAAATGTTATGAAGAGGTAAAGTTTCTTTATAACCATTTAATACAGTTTATTCCAGAGAAGTCTGTTATTGTTTATTTTACTGGCAAGAAGGGATTTCATATCGAGTGCGAAGCTATGGCCTTGGGGATTAATCCAACAAACGAACTTCCTAAAATATTTAGATACATAGCATCAAAAATAAAAGAAAAATATTTGATAGAGTCACTAGACTTTGCCGTGTATGACATGAGAAGAATGTGGCGTTTGCCCGGATCAAGGCATCAATCTACTGGTTTGTATAAAAATATTATTCCTAAAGAAATTTTAAACTCAGATATAGATTCTATAATTTCATATTGTTCTACTGAAAAAGAAAATACTGTTGAAGAACAAGAGTTCTCACTTTCTGCTAATGAATGGTATAGGCAGTTCACATATCAAATGGAGGAAGAAAAAACAAAACCAAAAGATTTTTTAGAATCATTTAACAAATATGGATCTAGTAAGCTTAAAGCATTTAACGAAAAGCAAAAGTCATTTGAAAAAGAAAATCTATGGAAAAATTGTCCCTCAATAAAAAGACTGCACGAACAAGCTATTAATAATAAGCAGTTAGAACACGAGGCGAGGTTGTTTTTGTGTTCTATTTTGACCTATAATATCGATTCAATTAAATATCTTCATGAAATACTAAGCAGCTGCGATGACTACAATTTTGAAAAATCCACAGCTCATATTAACGATTGGATCAAAAGAAGAGAGCTGGGTATTGGGGGTAGGCCGTACACATGCGATAGAGCTAATGCGGTTGGAGTCGGTTGTGGAAACTGTTCTTTGGAAAAAAGAAATAAATGGATTAAAATAGGTGACAAATATATTGAAACCAACGAGCAGTCCTC